ATATGTATATGTATAGAAAACATCAGACCCACTCTTGGTATATCCTGTTCTTTTTAATACGTCACCTGTTGAATATATCTCAACTTTATATCGACTAATATTATCTTGTGATATTAATACGGGATCGGTATCGAAGACACCAGTCGTATCTGTATAATAATAACTACCCGTTGAATCTGTCCATGTAGCTGTACAATCCTTTCCTGTAAATTCATCATATGGATCACCCCCATACACTCTTAAATTAGTTATAGGACTTGGATTATCTAACTCCGCATTGATGTCTGCTTGTTCACCATACAACCACTGTGATGTTCCTGTTGCTGCTACAGACCTAATTCTAAATTGATAGTTGGTAGTTTCTCCGATAAGAATATCAGCAGATAACCCAGACGTATTTGCTACATCCTCAAACGTAGCGCCATTATCTGACATTTGTAATTGATAAGTATTAACTCTATTGTCTGTAGATGGTTCCCAAGTCACAATACAATGATAGATAACATTACTTAATTCACCATCATTCTCTGCATATGGCTCCATTGTAATACTTGCTGGAGGTGCTATTAATCCAACATCAATATTTGAATATTCAGGATCTTCAACAATAATACCTTCTTCTATTTCAGCATATTTTGTTGAAACATATTTTAATCCATTGATATTATAAATATTAGCTTCTTCGAAATTAATATCCGTGATATAATATTGTTGTAAACTTAAATTACTCGCTTCAATAACAAATACATTCCCAACTTTAGGAGCAGTTATTGCACCACTCCATGTCAGCGTATCAGTCGTAGATGGTGAATTAGTTAATTCCTTTTCAACTAATGTTCTTGTTGTTTCATCTGAAATAAATATCGTATATGTAACAGCAGCTTCTAATGTGACATCTCTATCAATCGTAATTGAAGTAGTCGTCGATGCTGATACTCTACCACTTAAAGATTTATCTGCATAATTAGAATCCTGAACGTATACAACAGTCCCAGGTGAACAATCATGCCAGTCATTTCCACCTCTAAAATTAATCATTACATTCTGTTCATTTGTTGTTTTGAGATAAAATTTAGCTTTTCTTAATGCTTGACCCCTTGAGGTGCATCCTAAAGCTGTAATATCAGTTGGAGTCTCACCATAAATAGCAATTGATTTTTCATCTCTTGCTTCAACAGTCTCAACTGAACCAAAGTTATCATTATCAATATATTTACATCTAACTATATTAACAATACTATCTTTTTGTGTTGAAGTATATGTTATTTTACCATCAATAACATTTGATTTAGATACTGGTCTTGATGGTGTAATAGGGCGATCCTGTATGAATGTTAATTGTCCTTGATAATGCAATGGTCTAACTCTCATCGTATTACATATATCGTTTGCTATAGATAGAGCTTTATTTCTATTTTTGATCGTAGCATTGAATGTAAATCTTGGCTCTGTTGTTTCTACGGCAGAATATGTTCCATCGTCAGGGTCTTTTGTATTGATTGTAATTGATGTTGTTCCATCGCAATACTGACCAGCTGTATATAAAGACCATTTATCTATATCTTCTTCTGCGTAAGTTCGTCCTGCACCATGAGTTTTATCAGTCAGAATATCGTATAGTATCCATGCATTATTATTAGTATATGCTACATCAAACGTACCATCCCAAACACCTGTATATTCTCTTGTAACTGGATCATAATTGCTAGGTATCTTAACCTTAACACCTTTCGCATGAATCATACGAACTGGAATATTTTCAAAATCTCTTGAATCTATTCTTAAAGCAATATAAGCCATATCAGGATATATCATTTTAACATTCTTAACAATTGTATATGAATGCCAATCAACTCTATCATAAAAGTTATATGCATTATCTCCTTCTGTATTAGGAGTTATCATATAAACTTTAACAACCCAAGGAGCTGCTCCATATTGCCCAATATTTTCAATCTTCTTTTGAACGTCAAATGGTAAATTAGTCTTGCCTGAAATAATAACACCATCCTCATAAGACGCTGCATATGAATAAGGATATGTATATAAATCATTTGTGACTATGTGCTGTAAAGCAACTTGTTCAACACCAACACCATTTTCAGGAGTAACTGTAATATTTAATTCAATAGTAGTGTCTCGTCTAGCACCCTTTTTAGTTGATATCTTAATCATACCTTGAGGCATTCTGAATGTTAATTTAACATCGTCAATATCGGCACCTGAATCTGTAATAGTTCTTGTGATAGGTGGAGTATCATAAATAGATTCTACATTAACACTTTGTGGTGTTTCTATTGCATCGAATCCAGAAACATAAGTTTGGTCGGTGGTTCCATATCTACCTTCAAGTATAATATTCTCAAAGTTTACATTCCCACTTGCATCTTTTATCTGTGTTTTATTAAGGTATGTTGATGTATTCCAATCACCTGTAGCTGGTCCTTCAATTTCACCCTCACTAATGATATCTACTATCTTAACGAGATTTGCTGTTTTGTTATTCTCAAGTTGTAATATTTCAGTTCCCGCAGATACTACAATAGAACCTGTATATACTTCACCATAAACAATAGGGATAGCAGAACCAGGGTCAGCTGTATTTTCAACATCACCAAATAAGAAAGCTGACTTATCTTCTGTCTCATTATCTAATGAATTTGCTCCCATCATTAGATATGAAGCAGCGATAGATATCGCTAAACTTACAAGTTGTTCCCATCCTACATATTTAACAATCCATGATAAACCCATAACAATACCGCCAGCATCACCTGCTTTTATAGGTACTATATACCAGTTTTCATTTGGAAAGTTTATAGCTAATTCTTTATCACTTGTATCAATCGCAGTCCTAATATCCTTACCGTGTAATATCCTTACATTTTCATGAATCGCCATAACCTCGATAAATTTTGGAAACTGTGATTCGAGTGCTCTAATTAATTCAATCGCATTATTTACGTTTATATTTATATTCGTTGGATCATAATCATAAGTATCTTTAAATCTTTGTCGTAGTTTTGTGCCATAAATTTTAATCATTACGTTTAATCCTATAAATTTTATATAAATATTTTTGTTTAAATGATAATGGATATTTCTTTGATTTACTACCAACGAAATGTTGTAATGTTAACCCATTCTCCATAAGAATCCCGCAGTGGTTTATATACTTTGATCCTGATAATTTATAGAAAAGAATATCTCCATATTTAGCATCCTTAAAAGGTATCTCATAACCATAATCATCTACGTTGAAAGTTTCATTATCAAGATACTTTTCGAATTCAGACTCACACCTTTCCCAAAAATACATTTCTCTTGGTGGATCAGGTAGAACTATATTATATTTTATCTTAATGAAATCCCTTGCTAATACCCAACAGTCATTAACTCCAAAGAAGAAATCTCTATTCTGTAACGGACGTCTTGGTAATGTATCACCAAACACGACTACATGCATAACAGAGCGTTGTTTCAGATTGATAATCATGTAAGGAACTTCATGTTCCTTTAGTTGTTCTATGTCCTTATAAGAAGCATACGGAACATCATTATGTGAATGAACAATGCAATCTACTGTGTTATTATCCAACTCTTCATCTAATCTTCCATCTATAATCTCGAATGATTTATCAGGATTTTCATGTCTATTTTCGAATGGTACAAACTCACCTTCAATAAAAGCACCACATGATTCTAATGGGAATGTACTCCTGGCATGTTCAATTGCCTTCTGAATCTCACCCTTATCGAAATATTCTGTATTTATATTAATCATATTATTGACCTTTTCCTATACTTGGGAATCCTGCAAATGGTAATGGTTCCGTTACACCAAATCTTATCTTACAACTTGATAACCGTTTAGAGCATACATCTTTATCTATAGTCGTTACCACGTTATATATATCGAAATAATCCGTTCCAGTATATGGACATGTAGCATTCGTATAATCAAATCCACTTGAATATATTCGATAATTTTGTTGGCATATAGTTATTGCTTGTCGTCTTGGTATTTTAACAATTTCAGTATCAAAGAAACTCTTTAATTCAAATTCCAATGCTTCATCATCAAATGTCGTTTTATTTATAATATAAGATTCTGGTTGTGTATGAGCGTCCGTATTTGCTTCGGACTCTCCATCTAAATATTTAAGAAATGTTTTCATTATTGTTACTTTACATCCAACTAAAAACTTATACGCAATGATCTCTGCTAATATATCATCATTAACCATGCCCACCTGTACTTTAGGTCTTGGTAATGTACCTGATGTATTATATTCTTCATTTTGAATTATAATAGGAATTGGGTTATATGTGATTGAATTATAGATAACTACAGCATCGTCATTTGTTGTATTTGCAAAATATAATTCTGAATTATCATGTGGATTCAAATCTAATTTAAATAGAACAACTTCAGGAGAATCTATCATCAACTCCTGTGTGTCTTTAACTATATTTGTATTTGTGTCTTCAATCATTTATTTATATCCTTATGCCAAAACATATCGTCTTTTTAATGTGAATGATAATTCATATAAATTTGCATGAATATGTTGTCTTGATACTGAACCTTCTAATTGATAATTAGCAGATGAAGTCCTACCTGGCGGAGTCCATGATAATATATAAGCAACAGATGTAACGCTATTCTTTAAAAGTACTTCTATTACATTACAAGTTGTTGAATCCAAAGGAATTAAACTTAATGAATATTGATCTTCATCATAATTAATACCATCCAACTCAGATTGAACATAACCATCACCAAATTGCTTGGATCGTGTTCTATACATACTAATATCATTCAAACCAGCGCTCTTTATATATTGATCATATGTATTGAAATTAACGCTCATATTAACGTGCTCCTTGTTGGATTAATCCATTATATCGACTTTCGTTTGATATTCCTTCTCTTACCAACCGTTTAATCTCTTTAGATATTCTACTTGCAGCTTTATCTTGTGATTCTTTAGATTCATAATTACCATTTAAATTGATTGTGAAGTTTTGATTAACTGAATTACCACCACCTTCAACTCCAAGTTTACCATTAGATCCTCTTTTCAAAGGCATGATTGCTTCTGGACCCGCCTCGCCCATTAGACCTGTACCATTAGACATTGGGAATAATGTTGGACTATTAACTATTCCACCATCAGCAAATGCCATCATATTACCATTATTAAATACATTACCATCAGCTGATCCCTTTGCCGCAAAAAGTGAACCAACGAAACCAACCGCTTTACCTACACCTGTAGATATAGCTTTTTGTAATTGAATTCTTAAAAGGTCAGCAACAATATCATTTGCCATATCTGTAAATGCTTCAGCAACAGATTTTGTACCATTAATTATTGATGTAAACCCATCAGTTATATTATCAGTTATAGATGATTTTATTTCTTCAAATTTTTCTTTAGCTAATTTAGCTAATTCATCTAACTTTTCACCTTCAGCATCTATATCTCCAAAGAATGATGTTAGTTCGCTATCAACTCTCATATTTGTTAATTCAGCATCCGCTTGTCTAAATAATGCTATATATTCAGCAGTACCAACTTTGACTTTTTCTAATATATTATCCCAATAAATTTCAGTCTTTATAATAGATGCATCAAATGCTTTATCATCAAGTTCAAGTTGTCTCATATTAGCTTGCTGCATTATTAATTCGGTAGACTTATAATAATCTTGTTGAATTTGTATTAATTTAGCAGCTTCAGCTATTTCTTTACTTAATTCTTTCCCTGTTGAAACTTTAATATTATTTCTCTTTACAGGATCTTTAGTTTTTGGACCAGGGCCAGAACCAGAACCAGACGGATCATGCATACTTATTTCTAATAGTTTAGCATACTGTTCTATCAATGCTTCTATTTCATCTTTATGTGTAACTTTAAATGTCCATTTGCCAAGCTTTTCACCAAGGTCAGCTGCTATTTTCATAGCTGTTATTGCTATTGTTATTCTTTTACCGAAAAACTTTGAAGCACCTAATAAAAGTGTTCCTATGAAACCATATTTTAATACGGTTCCATATTTTTCATATATACCTTCAATATCTTTAATTGATGTTTTAATATTATCTACATACTCAGGAATCTTAACCGCAATTAATCCTTTATTATTAGTCAACCATATAGCAAATTCTTCATTTACACCTTGTAATGCCGTTTTCAATTCATCATATACACCAGCATCCATGACAGCACTCTGAAACTGCATATATGTGCCCTTTATATTAGACCATATACCGTCAAATGTTTTTGATTGTTTTTCCATACCGCCTTTAAATTTAGCAAAAACATCACCCAATGCTTTTGTTATTTCAGTTTGCGTTTTTGTTACAGTCTTCACCATCTCCTTACCATTTTGTTGCCATGAAAATGTAACTTTATCACCTACTGTAGACGATCTAACACCAAACTCTAACAATCTTTCAAATTGACCAACCGCTGCGTCTGCAAACATCTCTACTGCTTGATTTAAATCTTTGCCCATTGATGAAGCTGTATCACCTAATAATCCAAGAAACTTAGTAGCGTCTAATCCATATGCAGTTAATTTAACGAATGATTCAGTAACCTTATCTAAATCGTATGGAGTTTTAACAGCAAAATCAGTTATCCATGCCATAGCATTCTTTGCTTTCACTGAGGTGCCGAGTATGGTAGTCAATTGAACATTGAATTTTTCAAATGATCTAGATGTATCTAAGAAACCCTTAGCAATTCCAGTAGTAATGAAACCTGCTGCGAGCAATCCAAATGTTTTCTTCCAATGAGATGCTATATTATTAGATACATCTTTAGATGATTTACCGAATTTATCAAACGATTTACTTGCTTTTTTAGTTGATGATTTAACTTTATCTTCAAACTTATCAATAGATTTAATTGCACCTTTCTCATCAACTGATATAGTATATTTTATATCTTTATTTGCCATATACCCTCACTATTTATTACGAATTGTAGAAAGAGCAGTTGATATAAATATAATTAAACTGGTAAATAATAATTTATATTCTTCACCAACATACCCCTCAACTTCAAGAATATTTTTAATTGAACTTGAGTTGATATTATCACTTTCACCAATAAAAGCGTTTAATCCATATCTCTGAACTATGCCTACCACAAAATAATTAGACTCATCTAATTCAACAAATCCAACACTACATTCTTTACAATCTGGTCTTTTATTATTTTTTGAGTGCATTCCAATGCATTTTTCACATGATATTTTATCATTACCCCTGAAAATGAACTCTGCGTATGAAATTAGATTTTTTTTTCTGTTATTGAAAGTAGTGATTCATTAATTTCTTTACTTTTTTCGCAAATAAAGTTTACTAAACCTGCACTATAATCTAACAGAAATTGTTTATTTTCTTCATTACATTTAACTGGTTTATCTGATTCATCTACAATACCCTTCCAATCTTTTAAACAATACATTGCTTGTTTAAACATAATATCTATTAGATTTAAACCGCCTGGTGAAAGCGATCCTTCTGATAATGGAAATGGTCCAATTAAAAGTGAAATATCATCTTCATAATCAAACCATTTGCTCTTACTTTCTGACATATTAAGTTTTATCATTTATATTTCCTCTATTTTATTTATGCATCCATACGGGTCCAGTTTTCTGATACCTCAAAAGAAAACTCAACTGGTATAATTTCATTCTGTGCAGCAGATGTATTGTAAGTTGTAATATAAACTTTCGTGCCAATGAAATATACTGTTCCGTCTACGTAAAGTCTGAAATCTGATATAGCAGTTCCGTCTTCATATGCTGATAGCATAGTTTCTTGACCCGCTGTATCTGTAGTATTTAGAAATCCTGATACTGTTCCATTAACGTTTCGTGTACCCATTCCATGAACCTTATTAAAAGTATCACCGAAAATAGGCGCTTTAAGAGCATCTCGTCCATCATTCAATGTCCAATTTGCCATATCAGCTACAAGAACTGTTCCTAATTTTACGCTTGCATTGGTTCCTGATTTTGTACTCATGATTGTTTACTCCTTATGATTGATTATATCTTATTTGAATTTCGATCTGGCCAATCGATGCCTGATCCTGACTTCCGCCAGTATATATTATAGAATCACCAACTATTACATCTTCATTGTATGTAAAATGCGAAGATTCTAAAAAGTTTTCAACGTCTTCTACTAATTTATAAATATTAGACGTATCATTAATACCATCTGTTTTATCGTAGCAATATACATAGAAATATAATAATCTAATCTTATTCCTTCTCATTAAATATTCTTCTATTTCGTCCTTATATGCCCAAATAGAAATAGCTGGTTTTAATTGAAAATCTTCCCATAAATAAATACCGCTTTTAACTTCAATTAAATCTGTATTATATCCCGACGCTACATTTATATTATCTTTAAGATCAACCTGAAGTTGATCAATAATTGTTTTTCTTGTCGTAGTTTCCATTTAATCAACCTCTTTATTAATACTATTTGATATTATATTATTTATTTCATTTATATTTTCATCAACAGCTATTCTAATAAATGGTCTGGCAGGTGTTCTAAAGTTCCCGAATTCATGAACAGCAGCATATATTACATTTGACCCTATTGATCCGTGAACCTGATATTTTAATTGTTTCACCTGTATTTTGATTGAACTTCTTAATCTACCAGTCCTAACTTTAAGATTTCCAGCTGTTCCAAATCTCTTTTTTGACATACTCTCAACAAAAAACATTGCTTCACGAACACCTTGTAGAACTCCAGATTTTAGGTCTTTCTCTAAAGATTCGACTTCCTTTAATGATTTAGGATCTAACTCTATATTAATTTTCATTAATGAATACCTAAACCGATATATTGTTTCAAAATAGTAATAGTTTCAGGGAAGAATCCATCAATATATTTTGCAATTGAACTACCATCACTATAACTCTTTGATGTAGTATCTATATTATCACTACGTTTATAAAATCTTGCAACTTCCATAATACATGCTTGTTTTAAATCACCAGGTATCGTTGCATATCCTGCTGTATAAATGACTCTGATATTTCCTGTGCCCATAGTAAAGATTGAGTTTTTCAATTCAACTAAATCATCTATAACTGTATATGTATCTGAAGCAATTGTTGTATCCGAACCGAACACCCAATCAGAGTCAATATTTATTTCAGTAATATTTATGATAGGTCTTTGGTTTAAAGAAAAGGAGGTTGAACCATTTCCGTTATATCTTTCGGTGTAGGATTGAGATTTGAATTGTGTTATGCCGCAGTAGGCAGAAAATATAGATGATACTCTTGTAATTAAATCATTAATGACATCATCAACTATAGATTTGCTACCTGTCATGCTTATATATTCTTTTACTTCGTCTAATGTACATAAACTATTTGCTAAAGTTGTCATTGATGAATCTCCATAAAAAAAGGGGACCTCAAATTAATGAGATCCCCATTTAATTTTAACTAACTTGGATTAGTATACTAATTTTACAAATGCACTACCATTCCAAGGTCCACCGTCCCAACGTGATACAGTTCTAAAACGTGTTTGATACTCAAGGAATTTACCAAAAATATCAATATCTAAAGAACCAGCAGCCATTCTACGGGCGATGATATACTGTTTGAAGTTACCGAAGTAACCAGCAGCCAATCCACCAGTTAGTGTAGATGGAGCTTTGTCGCTCATTATAATAGGATACCCCCAAAGAGCAGTTGGAGTCGCATTGGTAGGCGGATATACTGAATTACCAGCTGAATCTTTTAATCCTAAAATATATGGGTAATAAATAGCTCTATTAAAAAGGAATTTAGCACCGGCAATTTTATTAGTAGCTGTTTTTGCAAATACATCATATAAATGATCAAGATCAAGTGTTCCAGTTGAATCAACAACATTAGCATCAGTTACAAGTCCGTTGAAAGGACCTGTACCTGCGGCAGCTTTACCTGAAACAACACCTTCATCAATTTTCTGACCAATAGCTTCTGAAAATAGATCAGTTAACCATGATACGGTATCAAATGCACTATCTGCTAAAAATTCATTAGAAGCAGTTGAATATGCAGTCAATCTATCTGGTTTAAATTCTACTTCAGTTGCTGTAGGATCACTTGCAGTAGCGGCAGTAGTTTCTGTTTTCCATGATACTGAAACAGAAGCATCTTCTGCTGGCAAATGAATAGTATCAGATGCAACATCAATAATACGGCATTCTTGTAAAGCGAAACTTTTAAGTCTCGTAAATGCCATCAATTCATTAATATATTCATCGAATACAAGATAACCACCTTGAGCTGCTGTGGTTTCATTCAAAGCTGTCTTTAATGAACCCTGTCCTGTGTTAACAACACGTTCTATGAAGTCAATATAACCCTTTGCCAATACTTCTTGTTTTTCAGGAGTATGATAAAGTTTTAGTTGTACACCTTGACCCGGTACATACTTTTTCTTATACATAACTTCTACAGTTTTATTTTCACCCGGAACAATCAAATCAACTTTCTTTACAGGAGTTGCTTCAATCGCTTCGATTTTTGCTTTCATTTCGGCAGATTCTGCTTTTATTTCAGAAATAGCTGATTTTGTTGCTTCTGCACTTTCGTCCAGTTTTTCTACCATACCTTTGTTAGCTTCTTTTAAAAGTTCTAACAAATTTTCTTTTGTTTTATCCATCGTTTTGTCTCTTTTTTACATATATTTCCCTTTCTATAGTTGTTTAGATTGTTTTAAGCTCTCGCTTCTTAAATCTCTATTTTATAGAGTGAGATTATTTAGACGAATCATCAGATTCGTTTAAACCAAGCAAATCGTATATTTTATCATATACATCTTTATCTTCTAATTCTTTTTCTTCTGATTCCAACACATCCCAAATCCAGTTATATGAATCTTCTGTTTTCGATAGTGTTTTAATTGTTTGTTCTATATTTTCGGTCGTAACATCAGTCACTGTCTCATCAACGATGATTTCCTTAAGCATAATTTCTAATTCATTCAATTCAACTTGATCAATAACCTCGTCAGTTAATGCTTTCTGAATTGATTTTGAATGAACTAATGCCGCTGGATTAGCTGGTACGTTTACGATACTAATTTCAAATAATTCGGATTTATTATATATCCTACCATATTTGGATTTTGGATTAGGTTCTGATTTATCATGAAAGACCTCAAATCCTAATGATGTAGCTCTTAAATAACCACCTTTAACAAGTTTATATACCGTGTCGGCAAACCCATATTCCTCTGCTGTTGCAAATTGAATATCGAAGTCAAGTTGTTTATCAAGTTTCTTTACTTTAGTTACCTGTCCAATAGGAAGGTCCATATGACTATGTGACCATAATACAACAGGATTTTTCTTATATTGTTTCAAATCCATACCATCGACTTTAATAATATCGCCATCCCTGTCAGTAATCTCTTTCGTTCCGATGAATGATAACACTCTTTTTTCTTCATCAACACCTTTGACCTCAATATTAAAAGGTTTATAAATTTTATCTTTCATTGTTATATCTCCTATTGAATATAATTATATCTTCTATCAATCATTTTAATTGAAATATTTCAATTAACTATATAATCACCGGGGACAAAGTGCATCTACAATTCACAGCTCTTGGGTATTTTTCACCACTTGGAAAGGTTGAACCAACAGGTAAAGGACCAACTGCTGAATTTTTGATATGATCGTCTCTAACGTCACTATCTCCAGCATTTAACCACTCTATATGTTGAACCCCATTTTCTTTATATTCCTCAAGCGCTGCTTCATTCATACCTGATGTTACTTCTGTTCTGGCAATGGTTATTGATCGTTTCTTGGCCATTCCATATACATCTTTAATACGATTAGCTATATCATCAATCGTTTCACCACTCTGAACACCTTCATGTATATTTATTTTGATTTGATTCCAAATGGTATTATTAATACCAGTAATTTTATTCATCTTATTAAGCAGTATACCTTGATTCAATACAACATCTCTATCAATACCTATATTTTCCAATGCAAATTCTTGACCTGACTCAACTACTCCTTTCATTATAGGCGTTACCGCTTTAATTAAAACTTTATTCTCATTATCCCAAATATCACTAATGCTTGAATATAAATCATTATAATCTGCTGATTTTTCATCTTTAGTTAACCGTTTTATTACCAATCTCTTTTGCATTTCAAAGAAATTGTATATTTTCTTTTTTAGTTTCTTTTCGAGTTGAAAATGACGTCTTAAGAATAGTTTTTTAGTTCTATTATCTCTTGCATCTTTTTCATTATATGTAATCTGTTTAACTTCCAAACCTTCAATCATTTTAACATCTGCTGGAATTGGTTCAAACCTAATATCATCATTAATATTCATTAGATTCATCATTACATATTTATCATCACCGTTTTCACTATCTTCATGAAAACCAAGATCAAAACGATCATTAATTTCATTCCTTGAGAATCCCATTTGAAACAATCTAAACGCTGATTCTATTTCTTCCGAATAAATGTTCTGCAATACAGGAATCTTTGTAAAATCAAATTTAGCAGTTATTGAAGGATCAATTGGCCAAATTAATTTAGTATTAATTTTAGCTTCTATCCTTAACAATAGAGATTGGATAGTTGTTTCCCAGAATACTCGTTCTTGAACCTCTGCTGTTGCACGGTTGACATTTTCTGTTGCTCCAAACACTGCTTTAGGAACACCGAATGTCTCTAATATAATATCCCTGGTCATAATCCTTGATTCTATGAAGGACATCTCCCTTTGAGTCAGACCAATAACCTTAAAGTTCATTCCACCACGAAGAATAGCTGTTTTATGTGCCTTTGCTACACCTTTGTGATTCTGATCCCATAATTTAGAATATTTCTTTAGTTCAGTTTCTGATGTATTATCCTCTTTATCGGTAGTTAATACAAAATCAGGAGTTGCGCCGTTTTGGAAGAACTTTTCTTGATATTCCCCAGCTTTAAAATCTGCTCTTAACTCAAACTTAATACTATCTAAATTAGAAAGACCTCTATATGGATTAGTTGCATTGTTTGATTTGAAATGTATAATTTCATCAAGTGTTAATGCTGTTTCTCCATTAAATAACCATCCCTTTAACTTTTTGGTGTTTACATCAACAACTTCCTTCATACCTCGCGGATCAATAACAATAATTTCAGCAGGAATGTTGCGTGTACCGAGACGTTGCCCAACACTCTCATTAATATACCAAAACGCTTCACCATATAATGTATAAAACATTGCTGTTTTAGATAGCATTTCGAAATAAGACATATCTTCGCTTGGTGTACGAAATAATAATTTTAATGGATGTGTGAATGGTAATTCTTCAATACCTTTATAAAAATTAAGAGGTGCTTTTGGTGTAGTGTCAGAAATTAGATTTACGCATCTATTAACAAGGTAAGATTGGCTCATAGGGTCCGTTATTTGTTCCTCACCCATTGTTAAGAAATTCTTTTCGTTGGTTTTTAACCATTCTCCTGACCAATCTTTTTCAATATTATCACCTGAGTTTATAACCTTAATTTGGTTCCCTCTATGATCTAATACTGCTAAATATTCTGTCATTATTTATATCTCCTGTTAAACAAATACTAAACTTGCCTTCGGACGGATTTTTCCCCAGTGTGTATACATTGGATATCTAAAAGCATCACATAGATGGTCATTAATCTTAATAGGTTCTTCTAAAACTTGACCTTGATTATCTTTTCGATATGAATATGCTGGTAACTCCTTACATAAGTTGACAGATTCTTTATCAATATAAAGTTTTTGTCTCTTTATATAATTAATACCGTCTTTGACCGATTTATCTGATTTTTTTGCAATAAACCCTGTTTGATTTAACTCTTTAATTAATTCAGGTTCTGCTGAATCAACATATATTATTCTTTCACGTCTATACTTTAGTGGAATTGTTAATCCCAACTTTTGTATAACTTGAGTATGTGTTAACTTCGGTTCATATAATAATTCCTTCAAATAAAACTCTTCATCCTTTTCACCTACTTGCATTAGTGCAGATGGGGCGTTAAAACCAACATCAAGACCATATGAAATGTCATGGAATTTATCATCTTCGGGAAAGTCATCTAAATATTCATAATTGAAGTAAATAGCTTCAAGTAGTTGTCCCCATTTACCAAGTGTATAAATATTATAGTATGTTTGATCTATATCTTTATATGACTCAAGTTCTGCGATGTATTCAGGATCAATTACTTTTAATATTGGGTTATCAAGATATGTTGAATGCATAATAGTTGCGTTATCTTTTTTGTTTTCAAAGAATTCCTTATATAACCACAACAATTTAGACATCGGATTAAAAGAAATATATATTTGTTTGTATGAATTAAACGCACCTCTTAAACGTAAGTTGACTTGCCTAAAGTCAATAAGATTCATTTCATTAGCTTCTTCTAACCAAAATGCTGTTATACCTTGAATGGATTTAAGTTTTTCTGGGTCATCAAGTCCACCACACTTAATTAGAGAACCATTATTAAATGTGAAAGACATGTCGCTTTTATTAACTCTAACAAAATCATCACTTAATAATCCCCAACCACCTTTTTTAACATCATGACCAAGTATATCTAAAAATATTTGATAAATTGATGCACGGCAGGCAGGTTGAGTCTTTCTTAAACACACAACTCTATGAACTGTATCTGTAGATAGTCCTATTATTATTCGAAGTAATATTTTTTGAGCAATGAAATAACTTTTACCTGAACCTGCACCGCCATAACAAACAAGGTATCTATTTTTATCTTTCAATAGAGGATAAAATATAGGAAGGATAACATTTTCAATTTCTGAAAGGTCAATGTTATAATCCATTTAAAAGTCCTCTAACTTCATATCTTTTGGTAGCTTTTGACCTATAGTAACGGTTAATTTCTTGATTGTTGTATTGACCTCTTTCCTTTGTGCTGCTTTTGGAGGTCCATAGTTAAGGATCATTTCAGCAGCTTTTAATTTATGCGCCGGACTGTATTTTTCCTTCTTATCCTTAGCTTTTAATTGATCATAATAAACAACATTATCTAACCACTGAAGAACCTTAGTACCTTTTGCCATTGCTAAATATTTAAAGTCCTGTTCCATTTCCTCATACTTACTTATGTCAAATTTCGAGATAAGCTCCGCTTCATCAACAAGATGGTGATTATCTCGATATCTAAGCTTACCGGTGGTATCTATATAAGTGATTAGTTCGAGTGGTTTGATTTCTTCTGGCGGGATCGCTTTCATTTCAGCGTGAGGAAACTTTTCTAAATAGGTTTGAGTAGTGAAGTCGTGCTTTTTGAGATGCGAAGCAGTGATGAACTTCAAAAATTGGCCGCATATATGACATTTAATAAAACCTGGAGCACAATCATCATCTTCATCTTCAACAGCTTCATAATCTGCATCTTCATCTTCAACAGCTTCATAATCTGCATCTATCGTTTCTGCATCGTCAAAGTTGATATCTTCAAGTTTTTTAGTCGCGCCCATATATAATCTCCAATTGGATACTAATTTATTGTTTGTTCTTAATTGAAGTCTATATCTCGGAGTGAATATATAAAGCGTATAGAGAACCTATATATTTTTGAGAACAAACACTAAATCAATATATTGGAGGTATGAATTTTGAAAAACAAAGGCGTATTAATAAACTTGGAACTTGAAATGTATAATAATATAAAGAAAGCAGTAAAGATTAAGGATATAACTGTCTCGTATTTTATTCGACTTTTAATTAGGAAGGAATTAATAAGAATGGGGATAGTAGAAGACTAATAGAATTATATGAACTATCATATTCATGGTAAAAGATTTGGCATGCACAATACTTTGACTCCAAAGGATTATAAATCGTTAAATGAAGGGGATTGATACCAAAACATTATCCTGAGAGACTATAAAGATACAAAGTTGTAGTTAGTGTAAGCGGGACGGTTAGTGTGGTGTAAGCGGGATAGTTAGCTGTATCTATAATGATAGTGTATGGTTATGTAACATTAGTTCCTGAAAATAGCAGTTATTATATGGGGGTTTGCTCATAGTGCTATAGCATTTGCTATGAATCTTGATGCCCCCTACCATATTAATATTAATTGAATTGTATCAATCGAGGATGAAATCCCGCTAACTAGCCCGCTCACCAACCGCTAAAACTATCTGGGACACTATCTGGGACACTATCTGGGTCGTCAGGGTATTAATATAATATAGCAAATGTTTTCTTTAAGGGAAGGTGAGCGATATAGTTAGCGAGTGCTTCAAACTAATTGAATCATTACAGGTCTTTATAATGAGCGATATAGTTAGCAAGACGGTTAGTGAGTGATTGATAGCAAGACGGTTTGAGATGGAAACTTAGTATATAGTTAGCGAGTGCTTCAAACTAATTGAATCATTACAGGTCTTTATAATGAGCATGAGTTTGATAGCAAGACGGTTAGCAAATGTTTTCTTTAAGGGAAGGTGAGTGAGTGATAGCTTAGTATAATGAGCATGAGATTGATAGCAAGACGGTTAGTGTGAGATTGATAGCAAGACGGTTAGTGAGTGCTAACTTAGTATCTGAGTGGTATTCATTAAATGAATGGTATTCATTAAATGAACAGGTAAGTAGTTGATCTTGTGGTTGATGAACTTGATATCCACAACTTCAAGTTATCTTCTGATTTATATTCTTAACGTAAAGGTGAATATGTAAGTTGATTGTGCTTATCTATATCAAATGATGTAGAATGTAAATAAGAATGGTTATGATTTATAATTAGGGCAAATAGGGTAATTAGGGATAGATTGTCTATATCAAATGATATAGAACGTAAATAAGAATGGATATGATTTATAATTAGGGCAAATAGGGTTATTAGGGCAAATAGGGCATGCTTTTGTGAATTTTCAGAGCGGTCATATGTTTATATTTATATTTATGTTTTTGTTTTATTTATAACATTTATCCCTAATTACCCTAATTACCCTAATCAACAACTATAACCATACACTATGATTGATAATTATTGATTAGGGATGTGATAGGGCAAATAGGGATGGATGTTTATAAGTTGACAATTATCAACCATACACTATGATTAGGGCAAATAGGGTTATTAGGGATAGATTTTTTATATTCATGCAAGGGAGAACTAAATAAGAATGGTTATGATTTATAATTAGGGTTTGACGGTTTGACGGTTTGACGGTTGATTATTTAT